CTGCGGTCGCCATCTTCCGGAAGACCGATGACGCCGCGAGGAACTTTATTTTTTTCTAGTGCTTTTTTAATATCTTCATCGAGTTTCATATCAAATCGACGAAGCGCCTTTTGATATTTCTCGACTGCTTCTTGAGTTTGTTCCTCAGGGGGATTAGGTTCTTTGAGTCCGCTCGCCGCTATAAACGACTCACGGAAAATCATCTCTTGGTGGTAAATCATCATCTCCAAGAGACGACAAAAACCATAAGTAAGGAAGCTTTTGTTTTTTCTTAGCGCCGTGGCTTGTGCACGACCCATTAAACCTTTAATTTCAGTTGCAGTAGCACCAGCTGAAATAGAGATTTCGTCCACACCGCCTAAGGCTGTGCGAATTTCTTCTCTAAGAAGTAGTGCATACCGATTCATGTCTCCGCTAATCGGGTCGGGCGTCATGTAGCCCACGCGATCGGACGGTTCGACGTTGGCGATGATGCGAGGTACACGAAGTCCTCCGCCCATCGCTGAACCAAAAGGTTCGCTGACACGAGTCGAAGGAGTATCCCGACCAGCAAATCCGCTTTGTGAACTGATTGTTGGGCGGAAAGTGCTTCCAGCATCACCAGCCTCGACCAGGTCAGACCGAGGGCGACTGGAGATCAATGTGGGATTACCAAAGAACTCAATGTTCTTGGCAATATTGGTGATCATATCGTTATGGAGCACAATTTGCTCCATAAACGGATCGAAATCACCCTCTCCTTCTGTTCCGCTTGAGTTTGGCTTATTCAGACACTCGACTGCTGGAACAAAACCAAGTGAGTTTGGACGACTCGTGGTTCCAGAAATACCAGCCCCAGGCTCGACTTCGAAGCTAAGTTCTGAATCAGACTCAGTTTCTTGAATAGTTTCAGCCGTAATGGACAAGCGGACGTAACGCTTGTTTTGGCCGTAAGTGTCACTAGGTAAACCCAGTGTCGCATTCTTGACCTTGTAGTCGTAAATAATTACGACTTCTTCAATCTGACCATTTATATCGTGGTAGACGCGATATTGATTTTTATTGAAAAAATAGATCTGATACTTTAATTTCTGGTCGGGGCGAAAATAAAAGAGTCCGCAACCATCGATAAGGAAGTTGCGGATAATTGCTGGAAAACGAATATCGAGCTTATTGAGCTCGATTACATCATGCAGAAATCTAGTTCTGCTTTTGTAAGTGTCTTGATCACAATAGAAAGCTAGACCCTTCTTGATCATCAAGAGAGTCATCTGCTGAAGATGGCTCAGGACTACCATTGTGGCAGCCTGATTTTGCCGACCTTGGGTTCGAGCAGCCTCTAAGATCTCCTCGAACTTATTTCGGATTTGAGTGGAGGCTGCCATTTAATCGATTACTTTTTCTCTTTGTACGAACGAGCTTTCTCTTTAGCTCGTTTCTGTTTGTCCATCTTAACCTCGTCTCCGCTAGGAGCTTTCTTCTCTTCGCGGTCTTTTTGAAACTTAGCTAGGACCTCAGCGGGCATTTTGTCAGCCATCTGGGAGAAGATATTTACGAACTCTCTCTATTCTAAGGGCTGCTTCAGGAAGTTTACTAACAGGGTAGGAAGTAATTAAATGATCTTGACGACCGAGCATGTCTGTCTTACCCTCTTCCGCTTGAAACTCGTCACAAAGTTTCTGTACCTCTGGTTTATCCCAGATGTAATACTCTGCGATCGAACTAAGTTTGCGACGTCGTTTTTCAGCATCACCCATCCAGCTAAAGTGCCAGCCAGCATCCCGATCACCGATATACCAGTTGTTGGTCGTGGCACGTAAAGAAGACAGGGTTCCGAAATCCCTTAACTGACCGACTGTGCTTGCTGTGCCGCAGCGCCAATCAAACTTTTCTCCTGTCGGGGACTCAAGCTGTCGATCAGCTCTGCCGTAGTGCATGGACATGCTTAAACGTACTGTTTTGTCCGAGTGCTCTAAAACAGCCTCTTTTATTTCTTCTAGCTTTTCTGGGTTTGCGATTTCATCACAATCTGAGCAAATAAAGAATGTGTCATCTGGGAGTTGAAACAAACCCACGCTCAGAGCGTCTCGCTGCCCCCTTTCTCTAATCCACGGGTCGGGAGCCTCTTCAATCGGAGGTAGTTCAACATGGAGTACTTGGACTTTTTCTTCGGGGATACCAAGCTCTCTAAGAGTATTAACGCAGCTAAACTCTTTAGGTTCGCCCCGGTGCGTACGATTCGCATCAGTAATCAAGAAACCATCTACATGATCGTAGAGAGTTTCAATACGGAGTTCTAATAATTCTTTCTCGTTGAAATACGGAAAACAGTCGATCAGCACGTCAGCGACTTCTGAGTAGCACTATGCTAACTCAGTCTTGAGTGTTTGCTGCTCGATTCAAGCGTTTCTTAGACACTTCGATCAAATAGTCTTTAGTACGTTCGACATTTTGATCGGCTTGTTCGTCCATCCCTGGATCGAACTGAGCATCTTCTCCAGAGGAAGGCCCAGTGGGAGGAACTGGACCCCCGTTAACTTGACTTAAGTCTGCTTGAACTTGCTCGCCAAAATCCTCTGACGACTCGCGTTCCTTGCGACGTTGACCTGCTGCAGCCGCAACTGAGCGATCGTACCGATCAGAGAAAATATCTCCGTACTCGCGAAAATCAGGCATCTTCAGTAGAGAACGAAAAGACCGGGTAAGTTACCGCTGATAACAGCAGTACAGGAAAGAGGGAAAAGCTGATTGCCTTGCAATTCGATTGCAGACGCAACTTGACCAGGAGCATCTGATAACTCGACAGCTAGGTAACCTTTACTCTGACTAGCGTCAGCTTCGAGAAAGATTGCGCGACAAGCTGGAAAATCAATTCTTTCCATGTCACCAGCAAGGGCCACTCCGAATCCACTTGCGTAGGGTAAAGCTGCAGTTTGAGCGAAGTACCCTCCAAAAGCTCGAACGTTCATCTTTAAGTCTTTTTGTCAGTCTAACTTACTTAGCTCAATCAGCTTTTTTAAATACCACTCTGCTTTTTTTAAGTCTTCCATACCGTTTTTATGTTTGAACCTCCAGAGGTACTTGAAACAGGACAGATGACAAAAGCTTTTTACGGAATCTTTTCCTCCGGCAGCAAGCATCGCATCGATGCACTCAATGTCACCTTGATTATAGTGGGTAGGATGTTCTACGTTTGACTTATCAGTAGATGGTGTCCACACCATATCTTCGTAGTCAGGATTAAAAATGTAGCTCAAGTCATCGTTGGGGGACGTCATGTCAGTATAAAAACATCGTTTTCGTGTCGATGATACTCTGATTTTTTGGTAGAGACAAAGAATATTTATTATCCAAATGTTCGACTAACGCATAGTCAGGTATTACGACTGAGTCACCTTCAAGGGCAACAGGTACAACTCGACGATGTTCTTGCCAGGGTTTCAAATCCTCAAATGCGAGACCCATCGAAGCTCGGTCGGCAATAGGCCAGTTACGTTTACCTGTTATTGCGTGGCTGCGATGAGGGTTACAGCTCCAGCTGTTTACGTATTTATCAGCGTCCTCTTGATCCAAAATCATTAACCCTGCGTAAGGGTTCCCCAAGGTGGTGAAACCAAAAATATCTTTTCTAAAAGGTTTTGGAATGAACTCTGATTTAAACGGGATGTCGCCCCATACGCTTTCTGTAACTCCACCCAGTTTCCACTTTCGATAATTGTCAAACGGAACGAGCTTGCCTCCAAGACGCTCGACCCGACAGAAGCCAGGCTCTAAGTTTTCAGCTTTTAACTCATCCTTGTATTTGTACCAATAATTAAAGTGTTTTTTAGTAAACACCATATCGTTCTCTGAGTACATGTAAAAATCATGAGTTTTATCTAATACCTTTTTAATAAAAGCAGGTTTGTGAGCCCAGCAAAGGTCGAAGCCTTGATACTGTTCTCCAGCTACGACAAAGCCGACACGCGGCAGTTTTACATGGGAAGCAACGATCAGTGAGAATTCATCTAGGTCGTGCCGATGATCATTATCGATATAAATATCAATATCGATGTCCAGGTCTAAGCTCTCGTACCCTTTAAGTACTTTTAATGTTCTCTCTACTCGACTAAGAGGATTATGGGCAGTGAGCGCTATGTAGATTGAAGCCATTAGTACTCAACAGAGAAATTCCCACGACGTTGAAGAAACGTAATCAACCAGGTGTATGCGTCCAGTAGGTCGTCATGGGACGTAGCACCGACATTAATCAACTGATCAGTTAATGCGTCGAATTTACGGTACTTGTTAAAGATTACTTTTTTGTTCTCAAGCAGCCCAAGGGTTCCTCTAAACCGGGCAACTTTATCACCACGGAAACCTTTAACCTCGTGGATGTGCAGGTTTCCTAGACCTCGTTCATTCAACAAGACTCTCTTAAGGTCTGCGGCAAGAGAAGCTTGATACGCCACTGCTTCAACTACCAATGTGACCGTGGAGTAAGTGGGGAAGTACTGATCATCTTGAAGTTCAAGAATCCCCCATTCAACTAACATGTCACACAAAAGATCTATTTTTTCAAGGTTTCCAATGGAGCGCACCTGATGAGCATCAATGATATAGAACTTGTCTTTTAACCGACCTCCTAAAACAAAAGCGGTGTAGTCGGATGTTTCGTTTTTACTAGCTGAAAGGTCAATACCCACGGCGAGCGAGTCGAATTCTGTAACGACTTCACCCTTGATAATCAGATCCGGTGAAAGAACAAGATCCGAGGTCATCACTGGTTGTTGCTGGTACTGGAAAGCAAAAGCAACAGGGTCGAGCTCTTTCTGCTGTTGTAAATATTCAACAGACCACTGTTCAGGCCAGTAGCTAACTGCTTCACCTTGAGCGTCATAAGTAAGAGCTTCTTGCGAAACCTGTTTCCACCCTTTCGATGGCGAAAACATCGTCTTGTGGATATCAAGAGGATGAAATCGCGTACCCAAACAGATAGAGCGACCACCTTCAAACACAATCGGAGCAATAACAGATGACCAGTTATTATTCATCTCATCCCTAATGGCAGGGTTCTTAATATCCGCACTTGACTTAATAGGGTCATCTACAATAACTAGGTGCGCACGTTTAGACGTGATGCTTCCTCGAAGACCTGCTGCACGCAGAGTAAATTCTTCGTCACCCACACGATCAATGCCGGCGTAGTCGAAATCGATTGACCAACCGATATCGCTTTGCATGCCTGCCTTGAGCTTGACCTTGGGGAAAATCTTTTTAAAAGACGATGAGTCGATAATCTGTTTGATGATTCGACTCTTAGGTATTGCTGTCGCGATGTTGTATGAACAATAAATAATTTGTAGGGGCATCCCTTTGGTTGTGTGTCTGCCGATAATCCACGCGGTGAACATGTTCAGCACCGTGGACTTAGCGCTACCGCGAGGAGCAAGGATGTCTAAATTTGGACCTGCGATATCTAAGAGATACCTGTTGCTATTTCCTGTTATTAGGTGCTTATGCCACTCCAGCATGTGATGAGCTGGAGCTTTATCCATAATTGTACAGAAAGTCAAGAAGTCATCTTGAGCTCTTGAAAAAATGCTATCTATAGTGCTATCTGTATCCTCTACAGCTCTCTGTGCTCTGAGTTTGAGAGCGCGGCGATATGCAAATGTTTCCCTGCTAGGCATTATCGATTAGTGTTTGTATACTGATACCGAAATTCTAAACCCGTATGTCGAAGATTCTTTGGTACGGAGATGCTTGTTCGAATACTGGTTTCGCTCGTGTCACGCATAGCATCTTAGATCATTTAAGCAAACAGCATGAAGTAGTTTGCTTTGGTATCAACTATAAAGGAGATCCCCATGATTATCCTTTTAAGATCTATCCGGCTGCCGCGCACAACCCGCAAGACGTGTTTGGCATAGGCAGAATCCAGAGCGTTGTAGAGAAGGAACGACCTGATTACGTAATTTGCTTAAACGATATCTGGATCGTTAATCAAGTTTGGGAGCGTATCCATCTTCTTAAGTCTGCGTTGAATTTTAAATTTATCGCATATTTTCCAACTGATTCGGAATGGTATCCGCTTCCGATGCTCAGGTTTATTGAGCACTGGGACTTTCCGATTACATTCACGCCTGAACAAGCTCAGCGCATCATGGCGCATGGGGTTAAACCTAAAAGATTAGGTGTTGTCCCCCACGGGTTGGATCAGGGTAAGTTCTTTGAGATGGATCAGAACGAGGCCAGGCAACGTCTTGGCCTCCCTCTTGACAAGTTCATTGTTTTCAACGGCAACAGAAATCAACCCAGAAAACTGATCGATCAAACGATCAAAGCTTTCGCTGAATTTGCCAAGGATAAAGACGACGTCGTCTTGTACCTAAACATGGGTGAAAAAGATCTTGGTTGGGCGGTCGCAGAACTTTTCGAGACTGAGATGAGAAGGCGTGGGGCAGATCCCACGGCGAAACTTTGTTTAACGCCAGCCATCAACTACATGGCTGCTCCCCCTGATGAACAACTAAACCTGATCTACAACGCAGTAGATATCGGTATCAATACTGCAAACGGGGAAGGTTGGGGACTTGTTCCGTTTGAACACGCTCTCTGTAAAAAGCCTCAGATTGTTCCTGCTCACACTTCTTGCAAAGATATCTGGAAAGGTAAAGCACTTCTTATCGACGTAGCTGCTTGGACGACAGATAAAGATTTGGGAGTTGAGCGAGGAGTCGTCAACTATATGCACGCCGCCGAACTCATTCAACTACTTTACGAAGACAAAGTATTCAGGGAAAAGGTCGCCGAAGACTGCTACGAAGTCACACAGAATCCTTCATATAGGTGGGATAAAATCGCTGAAGGTTTCTCTAAAGCCATGGAGCTTATCTGATGACACAACAAGTTCGATATAAGACTGCTCTCAAGTACACGCAACTCCCCGTCAACATCCGTCCAAAGACGGGCTACCCAACGGTTTATCAGCAAGCTGATGATATCGGCGGGGAGTTTTCTCGTATCTACTGGGGTCTTCCTGAAAAATCTATCGCTAATTTCAGCCCTTGCTTGATCAACCACAAAGGGCACCACCTTATTTCGTTTAGAAGTCAGCCTGAACCCTTTGTCTTTAGGCACGATCAAAAATACTTCTATTACAACAACACACCTACCGAGCTGTATATCGGTGAGCTTGTTTCGAAAAACAAAATCGAAGGCGCTAGAAAAATCAGGACCGCGCCGCACCGATTGAGTTATGAAGATGGACGTCTGTTTAAAGCGCCAGACGACGAACTGTACATGCAGTTTATTACTAGCTCATACGCATCTAAGTGGGACTCTTCAG